ATTTTAAAACAATCACAAAAATAAAACAAAATTAATAAAACAATCTCAAAAACAATATAAAATATCACTCTTGTAGAGTGTAAAAATGTAAGTCGGTACTTTACCGAATTGTGGATATCAATCTTATCCAAGGTGTATTTAAACACGTGGCTTTTGGGTTTTGTCGCCCTAGTTGTCGTCCGTGCGTTCCACCTTATTCAAACCGAGTAACAAGTTAGTTCTTGTAAGGGCTAGTTAATACCTCCTCCAAAAGAGTTTGTAGTAACTTGCTAGTACCTGCTTGAGCCGTATCGTGTAAAAGGCTTGTTTGAATGTATTCACCAATCGTAAGATTTATTTCTGATTGGTAGATAAACCCCAGACCGTTTCCAATTTAATATTAACCCAATATGATGAATTCTAAGACCACTGGCCGTGTCCACGTATATGATGAAAAAGCAATTGACGAGCGTTTCCAACGAGTAGTTCGTTATTTGCTAGATAAAAATCGAAATTTTGATGAGGAAGGTGATGCCTTTCTTCTTAGTGAATATGATTGGAATATGAAAACATTGTCACTTATGCGTAAGCACTGTGATAATACAAAACAAAAACAAATTTTTCAACCTCAGGGGTTAGCCTCTGTTGATGTTAATCACAACATTTCTTGGAAAGCTGGAGACCGAATTCTTTCGGGTTTGACATCTTATTTCAAGGGAGAAACTGATAATGTTACTGATGTAGCAGAAACAATTTATCATGAAGCAACAGGTCATGAAACTAAAGGTACTTGGTTAGAAGGTATTTTTAGCTTGGCTAATCTTGATGATGGAATGGCTATGCTACTACCACTAATGTTAATGGTTTTTGCTCTTAGAAGAGACAAAATCAGTTTGGTTCTTACTTTACTTATAGTTTCTTACAAGATTATGAAACTAATTATAGCTGGATTTACCAGTGATATGGCTTTCTTAAGACTGTTCGAATTATGGGAATGGTTGAACGGTCACATGCAAGATAAGTATAATTCCTCTAATATGGAAGAAGATTTAGATATGGAACCCGTTTACAAAAGTCAAGGCTTTGAAGAACATAGTACGTATTGTGCTGAAATGATAGTGTTGTTAGTATCTTTAGGACTTGGTTTTAAAGCTAGGGACCCTTTCTTTTCTTTCATCTCGAATGCAATTAGGTTCTCTGACAAGCAAAAAGAAAATTTAGCTAGTTCGATGCTTAAAATGTCTATAAAATTAAATACTTTCTTCACTGAAACAATTAATAATGAGACACTTGCTAATTTTTTCTATGTTGATATTGTTTCAGATATTAGAGTTAAAGAATTACTTGAAAAGTTGCATGACCATGTCTCTTCTTGTAATGCTGGTACAGCTTATTGCGATGGCTATCGGGAAGAAATATATGATCAATTATTGGAAGAAGTTAGAACTCTTCTTAAGAAACTTGATAAAAATAGTTATGATTATCGTTTGCTTTCGACTGCTTTCAATGATGTAGAAAAGTTAAATTTAACCATGAAAACTTTTTCAAAATCACTTAACGGAGATCGTATTGAACCATTTGGTGTATTGATTAAAGGTTTACCTGGAGTTTTTAAAACTGTGGCTATGGAAAGAATTGCTATATTAACTGCTAACTACACCATACCTGAGTTTTGGAAACAAGAGTTTAAGGACAATCCTAAAAGATTTTTCTTTCCTCTACCCAATGATAAATTTTTCGATGGTTACGATTATAAGGCTTGGATTACCACTATGGACGATCTCTTTCAAAGGAGAGAAGTTGCTGGTGATACTGATCCTGATTCTTTAAAAGTAATCAAGATGATTAACACTGCTCCTTATTTGTTGCCTATGGCTGCTGTAGATTCTAAAAATAGTAAATATTTTAGATCTGCGTTCGTTATGGCGAACACAAATTTGAACAATTTTAGATCATTACAAGCTATCGAAGATCATGTAGCTGTTGAACGAAGATTTAACTTGCATATTACAGTTACCATCAATCCAGTCTATTTAACTCCTAAAGGAAAACTTAATTTTAAAAAGTTACCTCAATTAGAAGTTACTGATGATGATCCTGAAGGCTCTACTTATAGTCATACTTCAATACCAAACGATTTTTGGATATTTAATGTAGTTGAAGTTAGAGCAAATAAGTTTTCAGCTTCAAAAGTTATGGATTTAGAATCTGTCGTTGTGAAGATTATTGAAGGTCATCATGACCGCATTAAGGATTATCATGTTAATAAGCTTTCGACTAAGAATGCTTTCGAACAAATGAAAGAAAGTCTTGATAAGAAGTTCAATGACAAGTTGAACAGACCTAAGTGGACTATTAATCCTAATAAGAAAGTTTTTGCTGCTCAAGGAGGAGTTGAAGAACTTGACTATGCATATAGGAAATACAGTTCAGTTAATGAAGGAAGTAGTATTTCTACAAGTTGGACAAGTATCCCTGGAAGTTACGTTGAATTGTTAGATTTTAACAGTGCATCTGAGTTTAGAGCTTATATAGATAATTTCAAAATGGGACATTTTGACCATTTGGTTGCTTGGTACTATGATGTTTGTAAAGAACTCAAAAGGATGGATCTTTTTGATTGTGATTTGACCAAGTTACGTGAACATATTTCTAGGGTTGATAGACAAACACAGATGAATTTCGTTTGTGTTATTTCGGATCAAGATCCTTTTAAAGAATGGGTTTATGTCTCTTTCTTAGGTTATCTTGAAAATGGCATTAATCCTGTTTCTATGGAGAAAGAATATTCTTTTATTACATTTAAAAATGATGTTTCTATGGTGTTAAAGAAAGTTAAATGTTTCTTTACGCCAGTTTTTAATTTTATTAAGAATAACTTTTCTGTTTTATTACTAGGAGGAGCTGCTCTTGGGACTTTTGCCTATTTTATGTATAAAGCCTTTAGTTCTGCTATACTCCCGTATGCTCAATCCGTTGACTTTGATAGAATGGGTTCTAAACATTATAAGAAAAATGTAGGAAGGAGAGCTAGATTATCCAATATGCCTAAAATAGTAAATATTGCTCAAGGGATGTTGATGGATAGTATAGATCTTACACGCTTACCTAATTTTGATGCTGTTGATTTAGGCCCACGAAATGGTACTAATGATATTATAGCAAAGATTTTGAACAAGTATTTGTTTATAATATATGTAGTTTATCTTGATGCTGATGGTGAAATTCAATATAGAAGATTAGGCCATTCTTGGAATATTATTGGCCAATATTTTTCTTGTCCGTTCCATTATATTTATAAAGTTGATAAGTTTACTCAAAAAGAAGGAGTTAAAGCGGTTCAATTAACATGGGTGACTTCCAATAAGTCCACCTGTTACAGAATGCCCGCTCATGATTTCTTGAATAATTTTGAAACTACAGATACGGGAGCCGATAAGGACCAATGTCTTATTTATGTTCCTGTGGCTCAGAGAACTTCTACTGGTGTTCTTAAGTATTTACTTAATAACAAAGACATGGAAGCTCTATCAAAGAATACAGCATTTGATGCTATTCTTGTGGGTACTACACACAAAGGTGTAAAAGACAATGCTCTTGTTTTGAGAATCAATAGATTTAGATCTAAATTCTTAAACGATCCTGTTTTAGTTGAAGCCTCTTGGTCAGATGAAGATCCTATATATCAGTTAGAAAATGTTGCTGTTTATAAAGCTCCGATGTTTTCTGGAGATTGCGGTTCCTTATTGTTTTCTGACAATGCTAACTTTCAAAATAGAATATTGATGGGTATGCATGTAGGAGGAGACGCTAATTCTGGTTTTTCAACTCTCTTTACTTATGAAGATATGATGGAAATGCTAGATGAAGTAGGATATAAACCTGATTATTATGTAGAAGAAGAAATACCTGATTTCGTACAATATAATCATGTTTTCGAATCTCAAGCTGGTTTAAAGCCAGTTGGGAGTTTTTCTCCAAAGTACACTCCAAATACTATAGTTAAGACTGCTATGAAGAGATCACAGCTTTTTGGGAAATTACCTCCGCCATTTGATGTAGTAAAAACATATCCTGCACGTTTGAGAGAATTTGTAGATAAGAATGGTATAGTAGTTAATCCATGTAAATTGGCACTTACAAATTATGCGAAAGAACCTGGTTGTATACCGTATCATATTCTTTTTGCTTCATGTGCTAGTTATGAAAAACTTGTTCTTGATGTTACGTCAAACTATGTTTTACCACGTACAGTTATACCTTTAAGGGAAGCTTTACATTCATTTAGAGATGTTAAACCAATAGCATCTAATACCAGTCCCGGACATCCTATGACTTTGAGTCATTGCGAAAATTTGAAAGATCAATATTTCAAAGCAAAGGTTGAAGGGAAAGAAGAAATTAGTGAAATGATTTTCTCGCGAATTGCTGAAGAAGTCGAGGAAAAGATTTTACTTATGGACAAAGGTATTAGACCTTTCTTTGTTTACACTGATAATTTGAAAGATGAGAAAAGAAAAATAGAGAAAGTACAAAAGGGTATTACTCGCATGTTTTCTGGAAGTCCTTTTATATTATTATGTTTATTTAGGATGTATTTTGGTGCTTTTATGGATGCTTTTACAGCTGGAAATGTAGAATTAGGTTCTGCTATAGGGCTTAATCCTTATTCTGAAGATTGGGACAAACTTGCTAGGTATTTGAAGAAATTTACTGCAAAAGGGTCTCGACCGAAGGCTGGAGCTGGTGATCATAAACATTTTGATGGTTCTGAACAACCCTCTATATTGAATTTAGTACTTGATATTATTAATGCTTTTTATAGAGACCATGGTAGTCGTCCTTACTTTATGAGATGTAAATTATGGGCTGAAGTTACAGAATCAAGACACATATTTGCTCTACAGTATTATGAGTGGCATAGTTCTTTACCCAGTGGTACACCACTTACTGCACTTATTAATACTATATATAATCAACTCGCATTTAGAGTTTGCTTTATGTTTGCTGGAGGAGATATTGAGGAATTTAATTCTCATGTTTATGTAGTAGCTCTAGGTGATGATAATGCCTGGTCAACTTCACCTAAGTATGAGGAGATGTTTAATGAACTCACCATGCCTGGACTTATGAAGAAAGCAGGTATGGTTTTTACAAACGAGGCTAAAGAAGCTGCGATCTACAAGTTTAGAGATCTTTCAGATATTGAATTTTTAAAAAGAAGTTTTAAATTTTTGAAAGATAAGAACAGGTGGATTGCTCCTCTTCAAATGGAGTCGATAGCAGAAATGTTGAACTGGACTAAGAAAGGCTTAGGCGGTGATCAGATTGCTGTTAACAATATTGGAGTTGCTTGTAGAGAATTGAGTTTACATGGAAATAAGGTTTATAACCAATGGTTTGGAGCCCTTATGAAATTGAAACAAGAAAACTATCCAGGTTTTGAGGTGCAAGCACCAATTTCTTCAAATTATGATTATATGTTAAACATAACTTTGGAGACAGATTGGACTCTTTAAACCAAAAACAAGACCGAAATGTCTCTAAACTAGGTTATAGGATTCCATAAAAATCTAGGTTCCAAAGACCGACAAATTGCGTGATCCCTGTATATAGAAAGGCTGTTCATTTTCTACTTATAACGCTGTAGTTTGTATATCCAGTGCTATTTAGCTCTTATACCCTAACTGGAGAAGGGCAGTCCCCTTAAACAAAAGATGAACAAACCTTGATTAAGATTAGGTATTCTTGATCAATGAAAATATTACCTGCTAAAAATTTAAATAACAATAATCAAAATAGTTTTCAGACCTCTGAAACTGTTAATATACTTTCTGCTGACATATCAAAGATGGGTGAAGTATCAGGTGGTACCTTTTCTGGTATTCCTGAATCTCCTAGTGTTGCTGCTGTCAGTGGGGTGTCAAGTATTAATGCTACTACTACGTTTGTAGATGATAAGGATACAGTTCAAAGAGATGAGTCACGTGTTGCACATGTCTCCGATTCTTGGCTATCTTTAAACGATACACAACAAACCGAACAGAGTATTATAGATTTTCTCGCTAAACCTATAGTTCTCTTTTCTAATAGTTTTAGTGTTAGTGACACTTTTTCATTTTTACAGTCTACTTCGATGCCATTGGCTGCTTTTACCTCAGCTCAAGGTTCTTTGTGGACAAATAAATTGCTTGGTTACTTTGGAATTAGAATGGATATGAGAATTCGAATTGTTGTAAACGCTAATAGGTTTCAACAAGGAAGATATATTGTAGGATGGATGCCTTTGGGCGGAAATTTACCTACAACCTCAGATTTTAAATCCTCTTTAACTAACAATATGCATATGGCTACTCTCGTGCAGCGTACTACTGTACCACACGTGGAGATAGACATTGCTACACAGACTTCTGCTGAATTGTTGATACCATTCGCTTCTGTTCATAACTTCTATCCTTTAAATGCTATTGCTGCAGGTTCTCGGGTAGGAGCACTTGGATACTTGAATGTTTATCCTTATTCACCATTGGTCGCACCTACTGGTAGTACAGTTGCTTCTTATACTGTCTATGTCTCGTTTGAGAATGTTAGACTATTTGGGGCCGCTTCTGCTCAGTCTGGTTTGCAAGATAGAGAAGTTTCTAATAAGATGAACGGTCCTATATCAGGAGTAGCGAAATCTTTTGCAAGAGGCTTCCGAGAGTTTGCTAATATACCTCTTTTGAGTTCTTATGCTAGTGGAGCTGCTTGGATAGCTGATCGTATTGCAAGAACTGCTTCTATATTTGGATTTAGTAAACCCACCCAAGGTGATTCTATCAGTAAGATGGCTATTTTGAATAACCCTGCACATTCTTGTGTTGATGGAGATTCTGATGTTCGACCACTTTCTTATCACTCAAAACCCGCGACTGTTCCTGTTAAAGGTATGAGTGGAACTGATTTTGATGAAATGGATTTTTCTTATATCGTTAGGAAATATTCATTTTATGACAGTTTCTCCTGGACTACTTCAAGTACTGGTGCTCTTAGAGGGCTTCAAACTACTCCGAATCAGTTTGCTACTACTGGTGGAGCTTATTCTTTTCCTCCTGTGAGTTTTGTATCTCAATTCTTTACTTACTGGAGAGGATCTCTCAAGTTTAGATTCAAGTTTGTTAAGACAGAATTTCATTCAGGAAGACTACAATTTAGTTTTTATCCCACTGATGAAATTGCAGCCTTAACCGATGGTCCACAATATGTCAATCGAGTTATTGTAGATATTAGAGATCACGTTGAGCTAGAACTTGTGATACCTTATATTTCTAGGTCTCCATGGACTCATAGATCAAATTATACAGGTCTATTGGAAATTGAAGTTGTAGATGCTTTGGTAGCTCCTTCTTCTGTTTCTAATTCTATTACTATCTTAGTTGAAATTGCTGGTGGTGATGATGTGGAATTCGCTATTCCCTCTGGATTTAACATGCAACCCACATTATTTACACCTCAATCAGGTTTAGATGATAATAAGATTATCACCATGAATATAGGAAATAGTATAGTTACTGGAAATTCAGTCGCTTCTTCTGCTTTCTGTATGGGTGATAAAGTTTCCTCTTTTAGAGCTTTACTTAAGAGATATACACCTATCTTGCCTACTAATAGAAATGCGGGTAACACAGCTAGGCTGGTTACTTCAGTAATTTCTGTTACTCCTGATTTTATACCCATTAAGGATACTACTCCGACTTCTACTGGCTATTTACAATGTGATATAGTCGGTGTTGTAGCTATGTGTTATACTTTTTGGGGTGGTTCTGTTAGAATTAAAGACATATTCGCTCCGGGATTGTTTTCAAATCCTAATAGTATTACCACATCAAATTGTGCATCTGCAAATTTTGTACCTCGTGCTTCAGGAACTGTTTCAACACTTGTTGTAGGAACAGCGGCTGGCACTGTAAATGTAGAGGAAAACAACCACCAAGTATACCAACAAATTTTTAACAATAACACAGTATCGTTAGAAATCCCACAATATACGCAAAATTTGAAAAGAAATATTGCTGATTGTTGGGGTTCCAATCCAGACGTAGGTGCTACTTATAAAAATTATCAAGTTGGTGGTGGAACATTGGGTAATGTCTTAATCAGTCTCCCAGGAGGGCTAACGTCAGTTACGCCTCCTGCTGGTTATGATGTTCACAATTTGTTTAGATCATTAGGAGATGACGGAGATTTTTCTCTCTTCATTTCTATACCACCGTTAGTATTCTTCACGAATCAAAGCAATCCAACCATTTACTAATTTTGAAAATTAGAACAAACGAAAGTTTAGACCGTTTATAGGTTTAGTCTGAACTAACTCGTCTCATTCTCCTATTATCACAAAGAATGAGGAATTGTGGGCTTTAAAGTTAAGCCTTTAAAAATAACTCGGCGTATATTACGGCCGATAAGATACATTTTTAAGGGCTCTGCCCGCAAAAATATAACTTATCCAAGAACTGGGAAATGTAAAAACACCCAGGCTACGCGCTGATTGAGTTTCTG